CAGCTTTAGAACTCAGATTTGCTACTAATTTACAGAAAAAAGAAATACAAACACAACAAAAAATTGCACAGTTAAATATTCAAAAAGAAGAAATTTTACATAAACTAAGAATTTTAACAAGAGACGGAAAAACCTTATCAAAAGAACAAAATGCTGAGTTTCTAGCACAATTACAAAATTTAGAAGCACAAAAACAAGTTTTAGAAGATACACTTAATATAATGATGAGACTAAGAGATACAGCAAGAAATGCATTTGAAACAGGAGCTACTTCAACTTTTGCTAGTTTAATAAAAGGTGAAAGACCAGAAGGCGGAAGATCAGCTGCATTTGCAAAAGGAATTGCAGATGCTCTTACAAATGAACTTGCAACTTCAATGTCAAAAGGCTTAAGTGACCTTCTTTTTACAAAAAAACAAGACCCTGCCGAAAAAATACAGACTGCAATGGTAGATGCCGCTACCTTTCATGCAGAGGCTATAAAGGCTGCAATGGAGGGAAAAGATATACCAGCATTTGCAGGTGGAGGCTCTGGAGTAGCTGGAGGCGGTCTATTTAGTGGTATTACAAGTGGTATTAAAAATTTCTTATTTGGTAGTCGAGTAGAACCTGGAGTAAGTGGTGGAACAAGAGCTAGCTACAATAATCAGCGTATGGATTCTATTCATGCAACTTTCGGTGCAGATACTGGAAATTTATTCCAAAGACTATTTATGAGTTCAGATAGATTTGGAGATTCATTCTTCAAACAACTATTTGGTGGAAATTTTGGAGGAGCATTTAGTACATTCTTTGGACTTGCAAAAGGTGGTATTATGTCATATGGAAGGGGAGGAATTGCTAAACAACCAACATATATGGTTGGTGAAGGTAAACAGCATGAAGCAGTTGTACCATTACCAGACAATAAGAGCATACCTGTAAATTTAAAAGGAGCAAATGCAAATAATAATGTAAATGTTAGTGTAAATATGGAAACAGGTGCAACTACTATGGATTCATCAGATGATGGATTTGTACTAGGGCAAGCAATATCTGCGGCTGTAATAAAAGAAATTGAAAGACAGCAAAGACCAGGAGGGCAATTAAGCACATTCTAATATGGCAATCGGAATAACACAAAATGATGGGTCAAATATAACTGGATTTAGCGCAGCAGTTCCAGCGGACAAAGGCTTATCTTTAAAAAATGAAGTTAGAGTAATAAGAGCAAATTTTGGTGATGGATATGAACAACGACTTGCAGATGGTATAAATGTACTACAACAAGAGTTTTCAGTATCTTTTGCTACACGACCAAAAGCAGAAATAGATGACTTGGTAGCATTTTTTGAGAGTACAAATGGAGTTACAAAATTTAATTATACAGTTTCCGATTCAAATGAAAGTGGAAATGAACAAACATACAAAGTAGTATGTTCTGATTGGACTCAAGTATGGGAATATGATGATTTTTACACTTTAACAGCAGTTTTTAGACGAGTTTACGAAGCATGACAGAAAAAATACTAATAAAAGATTTACAAAAACAAGACCCAAGTTCTCAATTAATAGAACTATTTGAATTAGAATATGCGTCTGGTGTTTTTGCATATTTTTCGCCACATGGTGACAATACTACTAGTTTACAATTTAGAGATTATACTACTCCATCAACAATAAGAACATATACTAAAATACCTATTAACGCTACAAATTTTGAAAGAAAAATAGCAGGTTCTGCTTCTAGACCTACATTTACAATTGCAAACATAACTAATACATTTAGTTCTGCAGTAGGAGATATAGACTATACTAAACTTTTAGGATTAAAATTAATAAGAAGAACAACACTAAAAAAATATTTATATGGAGAGAGTGCAGATTCAAATCCACCTATAGAATATCCTAGAGAAGTTTATTATATAGAAAGAATGACTCAAAGAACAAAAGAGAAAGTAATATTTGAAATGGCAGCACCTTTTGATTTAAAAGGAATAACACTACCAAATAGAAATATTATAGCAAATAGATGTCCTTGGCTTTACCAAGGTGCAGGTAATCATTTAGATTCAGAAGGTTTTAAAAAAGCACAAAGTGGGTGTATTTGGAATTTAGAAGGAAAATATCGAACAGGAAATGGTGAAGTAGGTAGTGACGGAACAGTAACTGAATATACTCTTTATGTAAATCAAGATGATGAATATATAATTCCAAGCACTACAACTTTTACTACTTATTCAAGTAGTTTAACTGGTTTAAATCCAGATGGTTATTTAAAAACTACTGCATCAGCAAAAACTAGAATAAACCCAGATGGAACTACAACATCAACAACTCCTACACTCTATTGGCAAATAAATGCTAGTGCAGGAACAAATCAAGCAGGATCAGCTATAGGTACGCCATCTGATACAAATACAAAAGTAAATTCAATAAGAGTATTTAGCACGTGGGCAGCAGATACAGACTATCATACTTTTGTTGAAGATGATAGATTAAATAGTTATGTAAAACATACTGATGATGTAGCCACTTCACCAACAAATGGAAAAACATTAATATGGAAAGCAAAAAAACCTAGTAGAAATGTTAAACCTACACATGGTGAATTTTGGGAAAGAGGTGATTTATGTAGTAAAAGTATAAATGGTTGTAAAAGAAGATTTGGATTTGTACCAATAACAGCATCAAGTGCGACTAGCACAGCAAAAGCAGATCCACTTACAAATGTAGTATTACCATTCGGAGGATTTCCAGGTGCTAAAGGATTTAGTTAAAAATATTTATAAACATGCGGAGAATGAAAGTCCCAACGAATGTTGTGGCTTAATTATAGAAAAAAATAAAAAAATGAAATATATAAAAATGAAAAATTTATCAAATAATAAAAAAGACCATTTTAAAATGGACGATAAACTTTTCACACTTTTTCAATTCACAGAAAAAATTTTATATGTAGTCCATAGTCACTATAACTCAAATTGTAACCCAAGTGAGCATGATATAAATACTTGTAATGCGTTACAAATACCATATTTAATAGTTTCATATCCAAACAAAGATTATAAAGTAGTACAACCATGTTAAGAAATATTTATCTAAAAGGAGAAATTGCAGATGTAGTTGGTAAATCTCATTGGCAATTAGTATGCACAACACCAGCAGAAGCAATTACTGGTATAGACTGTCAAAGAAATGGTAAACTTTTAAGATACTTTAGAGAGTCACTAAGTAAAGGTGTAAATTTTACAGTACAAAGAGGAGAAAATTTAATTGCAGAATATGAAGCAAATTTGTCTCTAGGAAATGATGATTTAATTATTACTCCAGTACCTTCTGGCTCTAGAGATGGAAGAAAGTCAGCTTTTTGGGGAACTATTCTTTCAATTATTGGATTTATGATGGGAGATGGTGGTGCTACAGCTGGGGCTACTGAAGAAGGAGCTAAAGAAGTTACTAAAGAGATGGCTAGAAGAGAGGCAATTAAACAAGGGGCTTCCAGATTATTTATTGCTCTAGGTACAGGAATGGTTCAAAGAGGGTTAGCAGAAATGGCTTTAAAAGACCCACAAGGTGGAAATGAAGAAGGATTTTTTAATGGACCTGCATCAACAGTAAAACAAGGAACACCAGTACCTATACTTTACGGACGACTAGAAATAAGTGGTGCTGTAGGTAATTTTGGTTTTACTTATGGCGACCAAGTATATACTGGTGGTGGAACAGGACGTGGAGGAGGAACTGCTCCAGGTAATAGCACAAAGGTATTAAAATAATGGCAAGAGAAATAGACGGAAAAAATACAGGTAGAGGCGCAGGACAAATAGATGATAGTCAAAACTATTTGGGTGGACTTACTAGTGCTGGTATTAAAAGAAAACAAAGTGCAGTAATTTATGATATTTTATCCGAAGGGCCAATAGAAGGTTTAGCTACTGAAGATGCTAGAAGTATATTTTTAAATGGAGTTCCAGTAATAACAAATGATACAACACAGGAAGAAACTACAAAAAATATAGAGTTTAAAAGTAGTGATGTTACTTATGTAGCAAGCACGAATGTTGTAACAGATAATGAAAGTTCAAATAATTTATTTACAAATATGTCGTCTACTGAGACCAGATATATAAGAATACATAAAGCAGGAAAAGAATTTTCTAGCTCAATTATTACAAAACAAGGCTCAAATGTAGTAACAATAAATAGCGGTAGTTCTGATACTTTTACAAGTTCTGATTTGTATGACCATGATTTTCACTCAACTGATAGTAAAGTACCTTTAGATAGATTTTTAAGAATACCAGGAGCAGGTTTAGATGGAGCAGAACTAGTTGCTAGAATAAAAGAAATAGTTAATACTAAAAAAGTAATTATTGATGATGTTGCTTTTGCAGCTGTTACTGATGTAACTGCTCATTTAGATTTAGTTCAACAAGTTACAAAAACTAATGATACTTCTGGTGCAGTTGTAAATGGTGGCTCTAATAACTTAAATGCAAACCATAGAAATGTAACTAATGAAAGAGCAAGATTAAGCGTTGATGATACTTTTACAGAAGAAAGTAGAACAAATTTTAAAAAGTTTTCTTGGAGGCTACAAACAGGCGAATTAACTCAAGAGTTTTTACCAACACCTGTAGGAATAGGTAGTTCAGCAATTACCTTTAATGGAAGTAAAACAGCTTTAAATCAAGTAACACCAGGGTCAAGTGGCTCAGGATATCCTGAAAATGGAGCAGATGGATTTAAATTTAGTACTAGTAATGCTAGTGATGCCAATGCTATGCCAAATGGTGATGCAAGTGCTTTTGCAAAATCTGCATCACAACTAGGTGTTAGTAATCCTGGAGAGGTAGACCATATAAAAATTATAATAGGATTTGATAGATTAATAGGTGCAGATACAGAAACTGGACAATCTAAACCTTCAAGAGCAGAGTTTAGAATAACATTTCAACATTCAAATGATGGAGGCTCTAGTTTTATTGATGAAGTAGTTTTTGGAGAAGCTGGAGATTTAAGTGCTAATATTGAGAATATAGGTGTAAAACCTGCTAGCACATCTAATCCAGCTGGAAGAAAATATGATAGAAGTGGATTTTTAGAAGAAGGAACTAGCTCAGGTTTTATTAGACAAACAACAAATACACCATTTAATTTAGTATATTCTTTTGATACTGAACAATTTCAACCTTTTGATGATTTTAATGTAAAAATAGAAAGATTAGATGCTGTAAACTTTTTTAAAGACGGTAATCAACATAATAATGCTTGTTTTCTTTCAGCGATAGAATGTATTATTGAAGATAAACTAAGTTATCCTTATACAGCATATTCTTCTGTTATCATTGGAGCAGAAGATTTTCAAACTATTCCAAATAGGTCTTATGATTTAAGAGGTGTAAAAGTAAAAGTTCCAACAAACTATTTTCCAAGAGATGAACTTGATTCTAATGGAGTTAGAAGAACAACG